CATGCGCGCTGTAACGCGCAGGATGGGGCGCGGCGTGGGAATGCGTTGAGGGCGTTGAGGACGTCGCGGGCGTGGTGAGGGTTCAGTTGCCGCGGATCATGTCGGCGCCCGAAGCTCCGAGCTCGCGCGGCAAGGAGGCGGTGGATTTCGCGAAGAAGGCGGGGTTGAAGCTGGACGGCGCGCAGGCGCTCGTCCTCGAGCACGCGCTTGGTGTCAAGGACGATGGGAAGTGGGCTGCGTTCGGTGTGGGGGTTGTGGAGCCGCGCCAGAATGGGAAGGGCGCGATCTTGGAGGCGCGCGAGCTGGCCGGCTTGTTCCTGTTCGGTGAGCGGTTGATCATCCATTCCGCGCATCAGGTCGACACGTCGCTCGAGCACTTCCGCAGGCTCCTCTGGCTGATCGAGGAGACGCCCGAACTCGATAGGCGGGTCTCCAAGGTGAGGAACACGAACGGCCAGGAAGAGATCACCCTGAAGACCGGCGAGCGGATCCGGTTCCGGTCCAGGTCGCGCGGCGGCGGCCGCGGCTTCTCCTGCGACTGTCTCGTCCTTGATGAGGCGATGTTCCTGCCCGAGTTTGCGTATGGGGCGTTGCTGCCGACGTTGTCGGCTCGCCCGAATCCCCAGGTGTGGCATACGGGGAGCGCGGTCGACCAGTTCGTTCATGAGCATGGGCTGGTGTTGGCGCGCGTCAGGGAGCGCGGCGTGGCCGGCGACGATCCGACCTTGGCGTTCTTCGAGTGGTCGGTGGACGGCGAGAACCCGTCGCTGGTTCCTGCCGAGCTGGCGGTCGACGAGAAGGCGTGGCGGCAGGCGAATCCTGGGATGCCTGCCCGGATCAGTGTGGATCATGTGCGGAACGAGCAGCGGTCGATGGATCCGCGCAGCTTCGCCGTGGAACGACTGGGGATCGGTGACTGGCCGGCCACGGATGGGACGGGGTCGGTGATCGACATCAATGACTGGCAAGCCCTGACCGACCCGGAATCATCGATCGTGGGGCCGGTCTGTTTCACGTTCGATGTGACGCCGGATCGTTCGTTCGCGACGATCGCCGCCAGCGGCCGTCGCAGTGATGGCCTTCTGCATGTGGAGCTCGTGGAGCGCCGTCCGGGGACTGGTTGGATCGCGCGGCGGCTCGTCGAGTTGGTCGGACGACACAAGGCCGCGGCGGTGAGTTGTGATGCGGCCGGTCCGGCCGGAAGCATCCTTCCTGCCCTCACCGCCGCCAACATCCCTATCGAAGCGGTCAGCGCCCGCGACTACGCGGCGGCCTGTGGCCTCCTCTACGACCTCGTCGACCAGAAGGCGGTTCGCCATCTCGGCTCGGCGGAGGTTGTGGCGGCACTGAGGGGCGCTTCGCGGCGTCCGCTCGCGGATGCGTGGGCGTGGTCGCGGAAATCGTCGGCGACGGATATCAGCCCCTTGGTTGCGGTGACGCTGGCGTGTTGGGCGGCATCGACCGTGGAGACGTCTCAGGCGTTCGCGATGGCATGGTGACATGGGCATTCGCCCCCAGCGAAGGGAACGTCCACATGGCCGCCTATGTAGATGATCCTGCCGAGTTCGCGTTCATCGTCGAGCGGGGATTCGTGACCTTGGACGGACAGGCCGCCGACCTCGTCGACGCCTGCGATCCGAACCTGTGCGATCCGATATCGGGGTTCATGCGGTTCCGGTTCCGCGAGCCCTATTGGCGACGCCGGTTCGTCGACGTCACTTGCTTCGGCGACCAAGATCCACGGCTGCTCGAGGAGGTCGCGTGATTCATCCCACCGCACTGATCGGTGAACCGCCCGAGCATCGCGACTGGCGGCATCGCACCGCGGGCCTCTATCCCGAGATCGCCGAATCGGCGGTTATCGAGGCTTACTGCACCGTCGACGCTGGCGTCCATGAGCCGACCAAGATCAGCGAGGGCGCCTGGCTGATGAAGGGCTGCCACATCGGACACGACGCCCAGGTCGGCGCAGACTGCGAACTGGCCCCCCACACCGTCCTGGGAGGCCATGTAAGGCTCGAGGCGGGCGTCCGGTGCGGAATTGGAGTCCTGGTAAGACCCTTCATCACCGTGGGCGCAGGAGCGCGCCTAGGGGCTGGCGCGGTGGTTGTGTCGAACATTCCCGCCGGCGAGGTATGGGTCGGCAACCCGGCCCGCCGCCTGTACGGGATCATGACGGGTGACATCTTGACTATCGCCGAGATTGAGGGCTGGCAACAGATCGCCGACAAGGTGCGAGAGTGACAGACGCGCAACAAGCCGAGGTCCTGCGATTTCGGGAGACGCTAGTCACATATCAGGAAGGTTCAGCCGCACCGCTCGAGCGGCTTGCCGATGTCGTCGAACGCTGCACGTATAAGCCGGGCTGGGTTATCGAGCTCGACGAGCGCGAACGAGGCGGCGAGCATTACGGCGCCGGCTATGGCTGGACGCTCAGCATCAGTTTCACCGTTCAGAACAGCGTCGCCCCCGGCCAAGTCACCAGTCTCCACTATTTCCCCGTTCCGCCGGCCACATGGGACACCGAGACCTGGGAACGGTGGGTGCTCGACTGCATTATCGAATGCGAGCGCCATGAGGCGATGGAATTCATCCGTTTCGGCGACCGCGCCCCATTCTTCCCGTCACACGGCCAGAACAGCTCGAATCCTTATCTGATCGAGCGGAAACAGTGAGACTGGTCGCCATTCTTTCTTGGTACGACGAACCAGCCTGGGCGCTCACCGAGCTCGTCGCTTCACTCGCCACCGCCGGCGTCGACCACTTGGTTGCCGTCGACGGCGCCTACATGCTCTATCCGGAAGGACGTGCCCAGTCTCCGGGTGAGCAGGCGCAGGCGATCCTGGCAGGCGCCCAGGGCGCCGACATGGGCGTTACGGTGCATTGTCCGCAGGATGTGTGGTTCGGCAACGAGATCGAGAAACGATCGTTTGCGTTCAAGGCTGCCCACATGGTTGCGCGGCCGGAAGTGGACTGGCTATGGGTCGTCGACGCCGACGAACGTATCCAAGAAGCTCTCGGCCTTAGGGATGCCCTCGAGCGGACCGAATGCGATGTCGCCACGTTGATGATCGACGAAGTCAACGACGGCACCCGTGAGGGAGCCTTCCCTCTCCGCAAGTTCTTCCGCGCCCAATTCCACGGCATCCACCTCGAACGAAACCATTTCACCTACCTGACCGGGGACGGGCAGCTTTTGTTCGAGGGTTACTGCATCCAGAAGCCGGAACTCGTCGAGGCCGACAATTTCCCGTTCGTCCGAATCGACCATCGCGGCGGCCGCACCAAGACCCGCGATTTCCAGGCTCAGGTCTATTACGACCGGCGCAAGGAGCACGGCGCCGAACTGGTGCCGGGGTGAAAAGGAAACCCAGAGTGCGTATGCATCTCATCGACGAGAAACAATCACAGCTCCCCTCAGTCGAGGGGATTCTTGTCAGTAGGCGCCGACGCGAATACATGATCGCCCTCCCGATCCTGTTGACGACTCCGCAGGGGAACCCTGCCGAGCTCGAGTCGCGCTGGCTGACGATCCCACGTGAGCGCGTCGCCTTCTACGAGGTCCTATGACGAAGCCCAGACCAAAACCGCGCCCCCGTCCACCGAGGGGCTACTAGATGATCCTGAACGTCAGAGGTCGCGGCCAGATCGAATACTTCTCGTTCGCCCTCACCGACATGCTCAGGTACGGCTACACCGGCCTGCGCGGACTATCGGGAACGGTCGGCGAGGACGCGATCCGTGGCATCCCCGCCATCAACCGTGCCGCCCGCATCCGCGCCGAAGCCATCGCCAGCCTCCGATTGCGATGCTGGCAAGGCGAAGGACCCGACAAGAAACGGCAGGACCAGACCTGGCAGGGGAAGCTGTTCAGTGGGGCGCCGAACGAATGGCAGACCCGGTTCGGCTTCTGGGACACCGTCGGCGAATCATTGGCCTACCGCGGCAACGCATACATCTGGAAATACGTCGACCCGATGAGCCTTCGCGTCACCGAATGGTACGCCCTCCATCCCGACCAGGTCGCCTGCAAAGGCGGCGGCCGATACGAGGTCACGATCAGCGAGGGCTACATCGACCCCGGCGGCCACGGGCCCGGCAAATACATGCTCGATTACGACACCATCCTGCACATTCGCGGCCACGGCGCCGGCGGAACCTGGGAAGCCCCTTCACCCGTCAAAGTATTCAGGGACGCGCTCGCCGCGCCCGTAGAGCGGCAGAACCACGAATCGAGGATGTGGCGCCGCGGCACCGCCCTCCAAGTCGCCGTCATCTTCCCGCAAGGCACCTCCAAGGAACAGGCCGACGAATGGAAGCCGAGCTGGGAGGAAACGTATGAGGGGACGGGCGGCTCGACGACCGCGGTTCTCGGTGGTGGCGCCGACATCAAGCCGATCGGGATGACCGCCGTCGACAGCCAGTACGTCGAGATGGCGCATCTGACCGTCGAGGATGCCTCACGGATCATGGGCGTCCCCGCCAACCTGTTGGGTGCCCCGTCGATGGCGTCGCAGACGAAGCCGACCCTCGAGGAAGACTTGATGACCTGGCTTAGGTTCGGGCTCGGCCCCGAGCTGGAACGGATCGAATCGGCGCTCGAGGATGACGACACCATGTTCCCGCCGCTAGGGCGGTCGATCTATCCATCGTTCGACACTGACTCGTTCGTGCGCGGTGACATCATGACGGAGGCGACCGTGCTGACTCAGCGAGTCCAGGCGGGGATCTATCTACCTGATGAGGCGCGCGCCATCATCGGCCTGCCGCCGCTCCCCGGTGGCGTCGGATCGATCCCGCAGATCACGCCGGTCGGCGGCGCGCCCAACGCGAACCTGAACGGGAAGGGCGGCCAGGCGCCAGCCCAACCCGCCGTGGAAGGAGTTCCTACATGAGCGACGTCGAACGGTTCTATGCGGTTGCGCCGATCGAGATGGTCGACGTCCGAAACAACGAACCACAGGGAACGTGGACGATGAGCGGCTACGCCGCCGTGTTCGGGCATAAAGCAGAGGTCTACTCGGACAAGTTCGTCCGGGCGACCGTCGAGCTCAGCCCGCAAGCGTTCGCGAACGTCCTGACAAGCCAAGGGTTCAGCGAGCCTTCGGGTGTCGTCCACTTCAACCGCGGCCACGACATGAACACATCCGTTGCCGCAACGGACGTGCCCGCCGGCCAGCCAGGCAGTCTCAAGTTGAGCGTGGACAAGAACGGCCTCCATTTCATGGCGAAAGTGTCGAAGTCCGACCCGGACGCCGTTGCGCTCGCCGAGAAGATGCGAGTCGGCGTTGTCAGGCAGGCCTCATTCGCCTTTACCACAGCGGGCAACGAGTTCAGTTACGCCGAGAACGAAGACGGGCCCGACGAAGAGAACCGTCTGATCACCGATGTCGAGCATATTTACGATGTGTGTGCGGCCACGCAGGGCGTGTTCTCACAGACCATTTCGAGTTTGGAGCGGTACGCAACGCTTCTCGGTCAGCCCGATCAGGGAGACCACCGCCATCAGCCCGGCCTGGGCGAGGGCAACGGCGACAGCCCCGCAAGGGGAGTCGGCGTCGAAAGTGGACAAGACCGGCCGTTCGTCAGGGAGGTTCGCCAGTGGATGGCAGCCGAACGGGCACGGCTCG